TAAAATCTCTTTATTGGTTAAGTGCATACGAAAAGTAGGACGATAAAAATGTTTATCACTCAGTTTACGACTATCCTGTTGAATGAGTTTCCAGTAGCGCTTGATAGCCTTGTATCCATGGGATTTCGGATGATGGCTTGTGTTCTGCTCTCAAGAACAGTTATGATATTGAGCTTATCAAAGTCCTGAGCAATAAAGCTCATCTCCATCTCCCGATTGAAATAGTCACTCCCTGGACTGTTTCAACGTACTAGGACATAATCTCAGGAAGACGCGAAAAATCATGCTCAAAGTGAAAATCATTGATCTTGCGAATGACAGTTGAAGTTGAAATAGACAACTGATGATCAATGTCGGTCATAGAAGTCTTTTCAATTAGCTTCTGAGCAATCTTTTGGTTGATGATACAAGGAATTTGATGATTCTTCTTGACGATAGAAGTCTCAGCGAGCTCCATTTTTGAGCAATGATAGCACTTAAAACGGCCTTTTCTAAGAAGAATTCTAGTTTGAATTTTTTTATACTAGAAAATCAGAACCATAATACCTATATAAAAATATTATAGTTCTAATAGGATTTACCCAAAAGTTTTAAGGCGGTCTTTTTAGAACTTTAATTGTTTGAAATTTAGGTAGCAAATTTGTTTCTATTTTGTCAACTTTTCCTATTTTTATCTTGTTGAGGCTGGTATTTTAACAATTCAGGAATTGATAGTGAATGTGTAAAATTTTTTGTTAGAATAAGTTTATAAAAAAGAAAAGGAGTATTTGATTATGTTACAAAAAATTTATGAGCAGATGGCTAATTTCTATGATAGTATTGAAGAAGAGTATGGTCCTACATTTGGTGATAATTTTGACTGGGAACATGTTCATTTTAAATTTTTAATTTATTATTTAGTGAGATATGGCATTGGTTGTCGTAAGGATTTTATTGTTTACCATTATCGTGTTGCTTATCGTTTGTATCTTGAAAAATTGGTAATGAATCGGGGTTTTATTTCTTGTTGAGGTAATTTTAGTAAATTTCCGAACTAATTTACTCTTTTATGGAAAGATAATAGTAAATAGCTAGTAATTTTTCTAAATCATTTTTTAATAGTTGGAAATAGCAAATCTTTCTATTGTTTCTTCTTGATAAAAAGGCGATTTTTTATTATAATAAATTGTAAGATATAATTGCAGGTGAGAGTCCTGCCATGTATGTGAGAAAGGAAGAGCCTGAGGGCTCAGACAAAATTATGACTTCAGTTGTTGTTGTAGGTACCCAATGGGGTGATGAAGGTAAAGGGAAGATTACAGACTTCCTTTCAGCGAATGCAGAAGTGATTGCACGTTACCAAGGTGGTGATAATGCTGGTCACACGATTGTGATTGACGGTAAGAAATTTAAGTTGCACTTGATTCCATCTGGGATTTTCTTCCCTGAAAAAATATCTGTCATTGGGAATGGTATGGTTGTAAATCCTAAATCTCTTGTAAAAGAGTTGAGCTATCTTCATGAGGAAGGTGTAACAACTGATAACTTGCGTATTTCTGATCGTGCGCATGTTATTTTGCCTTATCATATCGAGTTGGATCGCTTGCAAGAAGAAGCTAAGGGCGACAATAAGATTGGTACGACAATTAAGGGAATTGGTCCAGCTTATATGGACAAGGCTGCTCGTGTTGGAATTCGTATTGCAGATCTTTTAGATAAAGATATTTTCCGTGAGCGTTTAGAACGTAACCTTGCTGAAAAGAATCGTCTTTTTGAAAAATTGTATGACAGTAAAGCGATTGTTTTCGATGATATTTTTGAAGAATATTACGAATATGGTCAACAAATCAAGAAATACGTGATAGATACATCTGTTATCTTGAATGATGCGCTTGATAATGGCAAACGTGTGCTTTTTGAAGGTGCACAAGGTGTTATGCTAGATATCGACCAAGGTACTTATCCATTTGTTACGTCATCAAACCCTGTAGCTGGTGGTGTGACAATTGGTTCTGGTGTCGGTCCAAGCAAGATTGACAAGGTTGTAGGTGTATGTAAAGCTTATACGAGTCGTGTAGGAGATGGTCCTTTCCCAACTGAGTTGTTTGATGAAGTGGGAGAACGTATTCGTGAAGTGGGTCATGAGTATGGTACAACAACTGGTCGTCCACGTCGTGTAGGTTGGTTTGACTCAGTTGTGATGCGTCATAGCCGTCGTGTTTCTGGTATTACTAACCTTTCTTTGAACTCTATTGATGTTTTGAGCGGTTTGGATACTGTGAAAATCTGTGTGGCCTATGATCTTGACGGTCAACGTATTGACTACTATCCAGCTAGTCTTGAGCAATTGAAACGTTGCAAGCCTATCTATGAAGAGTTACCAGGTTGGTCAGAAGATATTACCGGAGTTCGCAATTTGGAAGATCTTCCTGAGAATGCGCGTAACTATGTTCGTCGTGTGAGTGAATTGGTTGGCGTTCGTATTTCTACTTTCTCAGTAGGTCCTGGTCGTGAACAAACAAATATTTTAGAAAGTGTTTGGTCCTAAGAGATTTTTAAGATTTGTTTAAGATAGGTCGGGTATACTATAGACGGTTACAAGAAGACCTCCTAACTTGTTGTAACAAATATCCTAAACTTTTCTTTTTCATAATAATCTCCCTTAACTCCACCGAATCAGGTGGAGTTTTTTAGCTCTATTTCAGGCTTTTGGGGACTATTCTAAAAATAATTTTTCGATATTTTTCGGTATTTTTCGGTTTTTGGTCGGGGAATTGGCGGGGACTTTTTTTAGCGAATATGACTAAGAAATAGGTCTGTGGTCGCTTCAGCAAGTTCGTCCTCTACTTGATTGTAACGATCCGTCATATAAACCTTTGTATGCCCCAGCGCCTGGCTTAATTGTTCAAGCGGAACCCCTGCAATAATGCTTTGAGTCGTGAAGAAGTGGCGCATCATGTGAGGTGTTACATGCAATTCTGTTGCTTCATTCACTAGATTGAAGTTTCTATTTAGCTGATTTGGATTGATGAGACCACCTTTCTCGTTGATAGTTATATAATCCTTGTGCTGTTCCTTGATAATTCCTAACTTTCGCTTAATCTTAGAAGCTTCAGCTATCAGATAATAGATCAGGTCTGTTCCGATATCATCAAGGCAGACATATCGCTCTGAATCCTTCGTTTTAAGCCCTCCTTTCCCTTTTAAGGTCTGGTTGCTTCGACTGTCTCTAAGATGCAGTATAGCCCGTCCGCTGTCGTTCTGAGTGATGTCCATTGGACGCAATCCAAAGACTTCTCCTCTTCTCAATCCAAAAATTGTCAGATAGGTCAGAGCGTAGAATTGTTTTGGCATAATCTCTTCTGCCTTTGCTATCCAAGTCTTGAACTCTTTGAGAGTCACTTTCTTGTTTGCAGCAGGGATATCACTCTGGCCGATGAAAACACCTTTCAAGCGATTTGAGAGCAGATTTCCATTTTTGACGGCATCATTCAGCAATGCCATGAAGCTGGAATTGAGGGTTTGAACAGTGTATCTGGTATGGTTCTGCAACTTTTTAGCGATAAATAGTTCATACTCATTTCTATCCAAATTTTTAAGCAGGATAGAACCAAACTTTGCCTTGATATGATTCTTATAGAGGTTATCATTGAGGTAGTAGGAAGTGTCATTCCAGCGCCCTGTTGACAATCTCTTTTCAGAATAAATATCCCAATATTGATCAAGTGTCAGATTCGTATTGATACCTAATTCTTGTTCTTGGATTTGTTGCTCAAGCTCTACCAAGGCTGCACGAGCTTGAGGGAGAGTTGTGAAACCACTTTTACTTTTTTCTCTTTTTTTACCTCGGAAGAAAAAAGAACGTCTGACATAGTAACGCTTGCCTTTAGCAGTCTCATAGTAATAGATATTTGGGTATTTTGTTTTATTATATTTCATTGTATTCTCCTTGTTTACAGGCTTCTGGACAAGGTCTAAACATTGAGAATATTGACATCACCCCTTTCATGGTGTAAAATAGGGTATAGAAAAGAGGCCTTTTTAATGGCTGATTTTTATACAAGGTAAGCTTCACAATCAAACTTTGGCGAGGGCGATTGTGGGGCTTTTTTTTATTTTCTGAATAGTTTGTATAGTTTATACAAACTCCAAGCTGTCAAAGGGACTGCAAGGAATGGAGCGATTGGAATACCAACAACTCCAAAAAAGACTAAGAAAAGATACAGTGCTGAAAATATGATTTTATTGGCAGGAAGTTTTTTCTTAGGAGATGTTTCTGAAAGATTAATCTCGTTTACTATATCAGCGAAACTATCACTAACAATATTTTGTTCAATATGTTCAGCTTCAGTTGTTTTAGTTTCAATAGATTCAGTTTTCGTAACTTCTTTATTGAAAATGTTATCATCAATTATCTCAGATGATTCGCTCTGAATTACTTCTTTTTGTGAAGAATCAACAATGGTAAGGTAAATTTCAAAACCAACATCCAAATCATTATTTATGACAACTTTTTCTTCATAATCGTCCCATTCTTTGTATGGGCCGCCTTTTATCTCACATTCTATTAGGAAATGATATCTTTCATCATCAAAATATTTACGAATAGATTTAGAGACTGTTGCAGGGACGTATCCTATGTGATTATCAAAAATCAAAACTTTTATAGCATTGGGATCATATTTATTATCCGTTTCTGGAATGAGTTCAATATTAAAAATATCTAAATCTCGATATTTAAAAACTTTTAGACCGTATTCTTCAACTTCTTCCCTGATTTCCTTAGCTGATAAATCGCCATAGTATTTTGAATACTCTGGAATCCCATTGTCTTCAGCAATCATATTGCAAGCTTCTTTTACTGCTTTTTTATATTTTGTCACTCCAGCGACTCTGAATAATATTTTTTCAACAGTCTTTTGCATATATTTCCCCTCTATATAAATATCTTCAATGCAATTTTTAATTTACTAATGCCAAGTACTCTTCCTTGACCATGACTTCATTAGTCACAGTTTTAAGATTGTAATAAGACATGAATTTGAGGTAATCAAACTCTGTGGGGTCGTCTAAGCTTTCTAGTGCGTCTTTTACGAGATGATGGATCATATTCCTATCAGCTTCGTTTTCACAGCGTAGGCGAGCGTTCTGGTATTCTGATCGTGTGTGATCCTTGTGTCCTAGTTCATGAAGTAGGACCTTAACTCTCTCTTTTTTGCTGAGTTTATTAGATAAGAAAGCTGTGTTGGTTTCTTTTTCGTAAAATCCAAGTTCATCAGGTATTAGCTCACCGTCAAAATCGACAATGCGAACCTGAAAATGACTTATAATTTCTTTTTCGGTCACTAAGCAGTACCTCTAATCACCAGCTTCTTTGAGATAACCTTCAATGATAGACTGGATGATTTTCTTCTTTTCATCTGTTAATTCTCGGCCGCCAAACATCATGACATTAGATGCCATTTCTTCAACATTTAGGGTCTTCCCTTGCCAAGTGTACTCTTTTGAATCACCAGCAATAGCAGGATTATCCGTGCGACCAAGTAAATAATCTGTGGACACGTTGAAGTAGTCAGCAATTTCTTGAAGACGTTCAGCATTTGGTTTTTTGTTTTTCATACTATAGATTGTATTTCTACTATATCCTAATGTTTCTTCAAGAGAATTTATAGAAATTCCACGATTTTGGCAAAGTTCTTTTATTTTTTCGAATAAAGAAAACATTGATTTATCAACCTTTCTAAGGCATGACAAAAAATATTTAAACTTTTGATTGTAAATCTGTTGACAAAATGCAATCTATAGTTTAGAATATTATTTGTAAGCTAAAGAGTTAGCGAACAAGACAACTAAAAAATAAAGCCTAATGAAACTGATTGGCGTCCGTTTTCTAGGTAGAACCTTACTTTTAGTAGGTCTTTTCTCTATGATTAAATTCTAAACTATAGATTGTTTTTTGTCAAGGAATTCGCTAACTTTTTAGATAATTTTTTAAAAGAAAGGGGGAGAGGAGAATGGTAGAGCCTTTCTTAATTGGCTTTGTTTTCGGTAGTTTTCTGTGCTACATTGTCGCTACTTTGATAGGTGCTGTATTGGACTTTAAACTTCAGAAGTGGCAACAACAAAGCGATAAAAGCAATCCAACCTGTAAGGATTGAAAACTGTAATTCTGTGAGAGTCAAGGTAGCGACAGCTATCACTGCAGTCCCTAAACCTACAGATGAAATGTAAGTTGTGATTTGTGTATAAACTTTATCAGGTATCAATTTTCTATTTCGTCCACATGAAATACAGTAATAAATTGAACCGAAAAATATAAAGCAAAGAATAAGAACGAATACAATAGCAAGGATTCTTTGTTCTGTAAAAGCTTTCAAGAAATCTGTTAACAGTGAATCAGAAATAGGATAGAAGGTAGTAAAAAGGTGAAATCCTACGATAACTGTCAAAATCGGAACTAGGACACCATATAAGATGATTTCCTTTAGATAGTGAAAAAATGAAGATTTCATTATTCTCCTCCAATCGTTTTTATTTTAATTATATCAAATTTAGAAAGGAAAAATATGAGTAAAGAACTAAAGATAATCAAGGCTAAAATCAAAACTCGTTTGATTGAGCTGGATATGACTCAAGCCGAATTGGCAAAACAAGTATCTGTAGCATCATCAGTTATTTCAGAACTGCTGAAGTATGGAAAAGGAAGTGATTATGTGAAAGAAAAAGTCGTAGATATTTTGGGTATTGAAAACCCTTGGGAAAATAGTTAGAGCATGAGGAAATAGTATGAACAACGCAGCGCAAAAAGTAACACGGATTGACAAAGATGCCTGGGAGATTGCTACGGAGCTGGCGAACGAGTACGGCGTATCTATTTGTCACATCATCAGCGAGAGCGTCCGCTACTGTGCAGAGAATGCCGAATTTAAGGAGATGGACGTTGTCGTTAAACGATTGGTAGTCGGCAGTAAGGTGCTGGAGTAGGAGGGGAAGATGAATGAACTAGAAAGAACAGCCCTCAATGAAGTATTGAGGACCGTTAGACTTATAAATGAAAAAGTTGCTGAGGTTGTTGAACTTCAAAGTCAGCAAGAGCTAGCTATTTCTTATCTTCGGGGAATAATGGACGGTTGTGAGTCTGATTGATTATCTCTTGAACTCGTTGCGTAATTGACTGATGGTCACCTATTGTTGGCTTCGCATTAAAATCATACGTGTGTATGCGAGAAGAATAAGACTGTTGGCTTTCTAACAGATTTAGTATCTTGTTTAGTTTTTTAGTTAGCTTGTCATCAAGATCTTCTAATGTAACGCTTTTATCAATGCGACTTTCAGGCATTTCAAAGTTTTCAAAGCTTTTCATTTTAGCTTTCAATTCTCTTTTGGATTGCTCGATTTTTCCAACAGAAAGGTTATAGAAAACAGTTCTTTGGGATATAACATCAAAAGGAAGTCCATTACCTGCTTGTATGATAGGAACTAAGGGGAGTTCTTTTGCTTGTCGAAATCCTAATTCATAAAATGCATTCGGATTGTGTCCTGTCATATCTGCTACAACCATAGGGGCAGTCTTAAGGTAGTTGATAATAGTTTCATTGATATTATCAACTGCATCTACTTGGTCAACTCGTACTGGCTTATATCCTAATTCCTCACAGACTGGGGCTATCAGGTAAGAAAAAACCTCATCTGCTCTATCTCTAGTTTCTGTTCCAGATTCACCGATAGCAGTTACAATAAAACAAATTCTTTCAGTCATATTTTTTCTCCAATCGTTTTTATTTTAATTATACCAAATTTAGAAAGGAACTTTATGAACGAAATTTTTAATTTTCACGGGCAGGAAGTCCGTACTTTGACAATTGATGACGAGCCTTGGTTCGTCGGGAAAGATGTCGCAGACATCCTAGGATACAGCAAGGCTAGAAATGCGATTGCTCTTCACGTTGATGAAGAGGACGCCCTAAAACAGGGCATCCCTACTAGTGGTGGAACACAGGATATGTTGATTATCAACGAATCTGGTCTCTACTCTCTTATCTTATCCAGCAAGTTGCCCCAGGCTAAAGAGTTCAAGCGCTGGGTGACATCAGAGGTCTTACCAGCTATTCGTAAGCAGGGTGGATTTATCCGTGAGGATTTGGACGAGGATGCTTTCATTGCTCTATTTACTGGACAGAAGAAATTGCGTGAGCAACAAGCTAGCATGATTGAAGATATCGACTACCTCAAGAGTGAGCAACCGATTCACCCAAGCTATGCTCAGTCGCTCCTGAAGAAGCGTAAGGCTAGGGTTGTGGCATGCCTAGGTGGCATTGATAGTCCAGCTTATGCGGATAAGATTTTCGCTCAGTCGGTATTTAGACAAGCTGAGATTGACTTTAAAGACCACTTCAATATTAGTCGCTATGATTTGCTACCGAAAAAATTCGCAGATGCAGCCTTGGCCTATTGGATGACTTGGGAGCCAAGCACCAATACCAAGATGAAAATCATGAAATTGAACTCATTTGAAGAAGTGTAGGAGGAGAAGAAGATGGACAATGTTCTACTTTCACTATCTGAATGGATTAAGTCCATTATCAAAGACACAATCACTAGATTGGTTGAAATCGAAAAAGATAGTGACCACTATCCAGAGTTGATGGATGTGAACACTACATGTGATTTTCTAGGAATTAAGTATGCCACTTTTTCAGATAATTATCGTTACTTAAAGGGATTTCCAAAGGAATTACCTGGTAAGAAATGGTCAAAAAGAGCCATCAAAGAATGGCTCTCTAATCAAATATAATAACTTTACTAAAAGGCTTCTGGACAAGGTCTTAGCAAAATTATTTGACTATATTATAGCACAAAAAGAGGATAAGGAGATAAAAATGTTTGAACCACCGATTTTAGACCAGCTGATGGGGGTTGGAGCCTTGCTGCTTGGATTTGCAGGGGCTTGCCGTCATATCAAATTGCAGGAACAACGCAAGGAAGGAGAAAGACGAGAAGAGCAAGAATTTGCGTCTATGATTATTCAAGGCTATAACCATGCTTACGAACGTGGTAGAGAGGCTGAACGTCAAGAAATCCGCAAGAATATTCATCGTCCGTTCAAGGGCTTTACCTACGACAACGAACCGCCTCAAGGATTGCGTCCTGAGCCATTAGCTTTGCCAGAACCTAAACAGTCTGCAATCAGATTTTTGTAATGAGGAGGTCAGGAAATGGAAGAATTGATTGAATCGCTGGATAACCTGATTATGATTGTTAAAGAACTGGAAGGAAGGGAATCAACTTCAAGACATTTTATTACGATATGGGAAAACGATTATAAAAATCTATTACTAGTCAAAGAATACCTAACCGACTATGAAAAACTAGCAAAGGACTATCGTTATGTGACCCTTAAAAATAAGCTGCTAAAGATTGAAAAAATGGAGCTGGAAGGCAGGTACATCTATGAAGATATGCGGATGAAGTATCGCGCTAACCGTAGGAAGTGGGGTGCTAGGTATGTCTGAAATTAAGTGGATAAAAATCACAACCGATATTTTTGACGATGAAAAGATTTGCCTGATTGATGCCTTGCCTGATCCTGATGCCATCTTAGTGATATGGTTCAAGATTTTGACACTTGCTGGAAAACATAACAGTAATGGTTTGTTGATGATGACTGATAAGGTTCACTATACAGATGAAATGTTAGCTACTATTTTTCGTAGACCATTGAATACAGTAAGAATGGCTATTGGAGTTTTTGAACAGTTTGGGATGATTGAGATTATCGATGGTATTATTAGCTTGCCAAATTGGGAAAAACATCAAAACGTTGACGGAATGGAGAAAATCAAGGAACAGACACGTAACCGTGTAGCCAAATACCGTAAAAAACAGAAAAATCTTGCTCTTGGTAACGTTACAGGTAACGTTACAGTAACGGACGGTAACGCACTAGAAGAAGATAAAGATAAGAATAAGAATAGATTAGATAAAGATAAGAATAAGAAAAGAATAACTACTACTAGTAGTGGTAGTGAAGAAAATATCTTAGAACTTTTTCAATCTGAGTTTCGTAGACTCTTATCTGGATTTGAAATTGAAGAAATCAACCATCTACTAAATGAGAATGATGTGGATTTGGTGAAAGAAGCATTGAAGACTGCTATTAACTCAGGAAAGCCGAACATCAAATATATTGGTGGGATTTTAAGAAATTGGCAGATGAACAATGTTACCACTGTTGAACAGGTTCGTCAATCGGAAAAGAAGAACAAGGATAAGAAAGAAGAACAGGAGGCCAAGGACGAATGGGGGTACTAGAACTAATTGAACAATTCGAGATTGACTATTATCCGTTAAGCTACGAGAAGAAAACTCTTTTAGCAGACCAACCAATTCATCAAGTGGTTGCCTGCTTGTCTGAAATGGCTAGCTGGCATGAATGCGGAGGTCGGCTAGTATGGTAGACAATGTGTTTGAGGAAATCGCCTTATCTTATCGTAGGAATACAGAACAACAAGAAGAGTTCTGCGAAAAGCATAACATCCCTTTGATAAAGATATTGAGGACCGAGAGTGTTGTATGTCGCATGTGTGAATCTGAGCGGATTCATGAAGAAAATCAGGAAAGAGTGAATGAACTGGCTAATGCTGAGAATGAGCGAGAGAGGAAATACTATCTTGAAAAGTTCTCTCTTTATGATGAAATTTTGAAAAATGCTACTTTGGACAATTTTGAAACACCAACCGAAAAAGAAGCGGAAAAGCTAGCTTTTGCAAAGAGGATTTGTCGTGAGTGGTCTGAGGGTGCTAGGAACAACATCGTGTTACAAGGAGAAGCTGGAACAGGTAAGAGCCATTTGGCTTTTGCTATGGTTAAGGCTCTATCTGAGTACACGAAAGAGATTGCTATTTTTATTAACGTAACTGACTTGCTGATGAAGATTAAAGCTGATTTTAGTCAGGAAGAGTTTCTGGTCAATAAAATTGCTAGTGCTAAGTTCTTGGTTTTGGATGATTTAGGAATGGAAAAAGATAGCGAATGGTCATTTACTATTCTCTACAATATCTTGAATAAGCGTTCAAACACAATCATTACCACAAATTTGATTTCTGCCGATATTCAAAAAAGATATGGCAGACCTTTCATGTCCAGACTAATGAAGGGTGTAGATAAAGACCATTTGATGGTTTTCAATGATTTGACAAACAAGCGAAAGCAATATTTTTAGAATAGGGGTGGCTGATGTTTATTTTAAAGCATGGGACAAGAGAGGATAAGCCGTTTCTAAGGTCTGCAATTATCAGTGTGACTGGCTTGGATATTTCGTGTTCTGAGGAGAAGAAAGCCATGCGGTTTGTTTCTAGGGCGGCAGCCTTACAGGTTGGTAAGGCTTTGAGGGGTTCCTTTGGGAATTTTTATCCCGTTGAGGTGGAGTGATGTTAGAGCTTTACTTCGTCTACAACGGGCACTGCAAGTTTTACCTTGGAACGTTTGACAATGTCGATGATCTCATTGAACAGATGGAAGATCATCAGTGGGCTTTCTCGGCTATCACTCATCCAAGATTTCAGAAGCACATTGGTCAGCGGACGACACGGTTTGACTACGGTTCGAAGGATTGTTACTATTTAGCGACTTTTTCAGGAGGAGAAAAAAATGATTGAACTTATTAAAGAATTTGGAATGGCTATTCTGTGGTTATTTCTCGGCTATTTAGTCGGGGAACGTGCAGCAAGAAAGGAAAAGAAAGATGATCAATAACGTTACATTTTTAGTGGGAGGTAAGAAATATGGTTGGAGTAACCTATCAGGAAATTCATCTCTTTGTTGAATTTTTGAAAGAGCAGTATGGACAAGGGCGTCCAGACTATATTGAAGCCCTGAACGACTTAGACGGTCTGGTGGAAGTCTCCTACAGAGAAGCTATTGAAAGATTTTTAGAAGATGAATTATGATAAACGAACAGTCATTGATGGACTGAAACGCACAATCGAGCAAAACGAAGAGAAGATAATCGAGTATTCGAAGCCGTGTGATGCACGCAAGAGACGGATTAGAGCGCTGGAGCGCGATTTGTTGAAGAAAAAGAATAAAGAATTAAGACGGAAAGCGGAGGAGTTGGAAGATGATGGAAGAGTTAAAGAAAAAAGTTAATGCAGTATACAACTGGACGGTAGAAGACGGGAAGCCGCAACCTCCCCAGCAAGATTTACCACAAGCAGTGAAAGAACGGGTGGACTATTTTTGGGAAATGGCAGAAGATGGTATGACGTTTATGGGAGCGATGGAATGCATCTTCGCTGATGAAAAGCCTACAGACTATGATTTGGGAGCTACTAAGGATTGGTTGCCAAAATCTAAGGAGTTTGATGATTGGATTGGCTATTCGCCAAGCATGGCTCAGGTAGTTATTGCAGTTTATTTGATTTATGGAGGAAACTAAGATGAATAAGCAGGAATTGATTAAAAAATTAGAGGAACGAAGAACAATAACTGGGAGTTTTCAAGGTTATGCAGTTTGGTGGAAGGATGTAAAAGAAATCTTTGAACAACTAGACGAACCGCAACCAGTCAAAGTTCCGCAGTTTGTGGCGGATTTTATCGCAGAACAGAAAAAACTGGGTCATACACTGTCCTACTCAATAGACGCAAGCATGTCTGACATAGTTGCAGAATGGTATTGGGATAATTCCGAACTCTTTGCACTAGCTTGGATTTTCGGCTACGAGGTCGAGGAAGAGAAGCGGTATTTGGTGACTTTAAAAAATAGGCAGCCTTTGGTCAAATCGCAATCAGGGAGTACTCTTTATTTTAGTCAAGATATAACAGCTAGGAATTATAAAGCTACTCAAAAAGAACTAGAAGACGCAAACTTCGGCTGGGTGTTTGATTGTGAAGGAATTGAGATTGAGGAGGTGGAGTGATGTCATGTAGTGAAAATTTAAAAAAAGAAAAAGAATTGACTGCTGCTATTTCAAATTTCAAGATAGAAGTCTTACAAAATGATGATAAATTGAGCAGTCTATCATTAAGCAACATCAAAGGGCAAGCAAGGGATCTATATGAATGCTTAGTATGGTTGCAGTATAATGCGGAGGAATCAGGTAGATGAGTTATGATTTGGAAATATTAGTAAAAATAGAGAGTGGAGATTATATTTGTATCGCTGAACCTAAATATAGTTCTCCGACCTACAATCTTGGAAGAATGTTTAGAGTTGCTATGAACTGGGATTTTGATCAAGACACTACGTACAACATCGCTGATGTTTTAGATAACATTCAACGCGGTATCTCTGAACTAGAACGGTACCCTGAAAAGTATGTGCAGTATGAACCTGAAAATAGATGGGGAACAGTTAGCGTTGCATTGGAGGTTTTAAAGTCACTGAAAGAGTGTATTTTAGAACAAGATATTGATACGAAATATTTATATATGAGGTGGTAATATGAGACGATTCATAGCTATCTGGATTCTTGTCTCTGCCGGATTGAACATCTGGCATATGGACAGGATTCGAGATTTGGAAGAGAAAAAGCCGATGGTTGTCTATAAAGCTGATAACGCTGGCGCTGAGATATTCGGGCGTGTCGTTGAAAAAGGACGGCATGGGAAGCTATATACGCTAACGATACGTGACTATGGTGTGTTCGTGGTTACGAAGGACGTGTACGATAAAGTGAAAGTTGGGGATGAGGTGTTACTATGACAGAAACTATTAAACTACCAGACTATTATGAGCCTGATTGGAAAAATGCAAGGTACGGGTCGTTGGAAGAGCTTAAAGAATTGTTGCTCTTTAAGCGTATTGTGAAATGGGATAAGGACTTTTTGCTGCTTGAAGACGGCACAAAGGTCACTATTGAAATGTCTGAAAGTGATTGCTGTGCCTCAGCAGGTGGGGAGTTCCAAGATGTATCACTTGACGCTGTGATTACTAATATTGAAATTGGAGAACCGGAAGAAATCCCCGACCATTGGGGAACTGGTTATAAAAACAAAGTAACTATCTTCCATAATCAGAACCCTGTAGCTATTGCCAATTGTGAAGCAGAGCATAACGGCTATTATTACAGCGTATGCTCTTTAGTGATTGGTGATATTCATTTTCCAGTTGTTAATGCTTAGGAGGATTTAACATGACACCAAGATATAGAGCGTGGATAAAAACAGAAAAACGTATGTTTTTTTCAGATGACATTCTTGCTATTGACTACGAAAACGAAGAAATAGTGACACAACAAATTTATTTTGAGAATGGTTTACCAGACGATAGAGATATCTATTGTTACAATCCTGACGAAATCGAACTCATGCAATCAACAGGACTCAAAGACAAGAACGGCAAGGAGGTATTCATCGGTGACATCGTTAAATGTACAAGAGGATGTCTCCATGAAGTATATTTAGAAAAAGAATAAAGTATTACACTTTTGCATCTACACAAAAACGACATCCGATAGGCTATTCCGTTTCAATAATCAATAATTGGGAGAACGGTGCAAGTATTTCAGAGTTTGCCATCGAAGATATCTGTACGTTTTTTGGGATTGAGATCCAAGAAAGGAAATAAAAGTCAATGGACAAAAGAATTAAGAAGAAGATAGCTAAACGGCAGATACAAGAAAAGCAAGAAGAATTATACAAACAACTACGGAAATTAAGTCCTGAAGAAATTGAAGCTATAGCTAAAATGATTAACCAGGCATTTTCTAATATTCGCAAGGCTTTATCTCAAATATTTGATAACTTGTTTACATTTTTTAAAAACTTGGAGGTGGAAATTGAAAAAATTGAGCGACGAAGAACTCAAAACGTTAGACAGAGAACTTTTCAAATTTCAAAACATTCAACGCACAATAGATTTAAGAAGGCTAGAATTAGAAACCAGAAACCCAGATGCTCAAAGTGGGCCTACTGTAGGAATAAGCAAACCTACCGAAACTATCGCAATCAGAATCGCAGATGATCCAACCTTAAAATTTCTCGAAGGGTTCAAAGCTATTATTAACAAACTCTTGAGTAATCTAGTGGATGAGGATATGGAAATCTTTAATCTACGCTGGAGATACCCTCAACTGAGATGGGAAGAAATAGCAGAACAGAAATTCATAAGCAAAGCTACAATCTATCGACGTAGAAGAATTATCTTAGAACAGTACGCTATACTGAAAGGTGAGTTGTAAATAAGATTGAGACAAAAGACATCTTGAAGTCTCACAAAAAAAGGTCTATTATGATAGCATGAACTTCTGAAACAAAAACACAAATCACATGTTGGAGTCATCCTATTTTTACAGAAAAGTTGTTTAACAGAGGAACATCATGAGTCAGCAACCAGCTGGCTTTTTGTTTTGTAGAAAGGAGGCAGTTATGGAATTTGTATCACCGATAAAAGACAATGATGATATTCAAGCTATGAAAGATTATCTCAGAGAATGGAATGAGATGTATTATATGCTATTCATCACAGGCCTGAATACTGGCTTACGAGTCGGAGATATACTTACCTTGAAAGTTAAAGATGTTCAAGGTTGGCACATCAAACTGAGAGAACGGAAGACTGGCAAGCAGATAACAAGACGGATGACAAAAGAACTCAAGAAAGAAATGAGGAGATATGTTGAAGGCAAACCATTTCATCATTTCTTATTCAAGAGTAGGCAAGGTCAGAATAAAGCGATCACTCGTGAGCGAGCCTATCAAATCATACATGAAGCAGCTGAAGAACTTGGCATTGATAATGTTGGCACACATACAATGCGCAAGACATTCGGCTATAAATATTACAACAAGACAAAGGACGTAGGAACATTACAGAAAATGTTCAATCACTCATCACCTGCAATCACCCTGAGATACATAGGGATAGAGCAAGCAGAGCTTGATGACGCACTACGGAACTTTGTCATTTAATTTTTTAGATATTACTTTCACATAATGAGTTAAGCATAAACTAAAAAAATGAAACTCTTCAAAACCCATGCTTAGTAAGGGTTTGAGATTCAGAGTGAGTTTAACAAAATATAAGATATGTGAAAGTGAGGGATAAAATTGGTATAGTTACAAGAGGTGAAAAATGGTAAAAGAATACCGTATTTGTAAATGGAATGCATATACCGTTAACAGCCATACTAGTAAAATGGAATAATTTTTTTAAAGAATCAGAATGAGACAAAAGACATCTTGAAGTCTCACAAAAAAAGGTTTATTATGGTAGCATAGATTTCTTGTATGAGGAGGGGATAGGTCAAAGGCCTGTCCCTTTTAGCATTGAGAAAGGAGGTTTGAGATGTATAACAAACCTATCAGACCATCCTTGAAATCTAAGAAGTGGGAGAAGTTCCGTGATAGGATAATGCGTAAGCATGATTATCTTTGCCAAGAAAGTTTGCGTTACGGAATTTCTGTTCAAGCAGAAATGGTACATCATATCTTTCCTGTGTCTGAATATCCTGAGCTTGAATTTGTTGAATGGAATTGCTTGCCATTGACGAATAAGAAACATAATACGTTTCATGATAGAGTGAACGATAGAGTAATCAACCAAGGATTGTATTGGCAGAAAAAAAGAAAAAAAGAATTTTTAAATTTTTTCAAAAATGAAAAATGAAAATTTTTAATCCCCCCTCTTTTTGAAAAATCATTTTGGCCAGTAGGGTACCGGTGAAGGGAACTTTTTCCAAGTCGGGGGCCTTCAAACAAAAAGGGGGTAAAAACTAAGCGATTTTGACGAAAGGAGGTAGTTTTTGGCTAAACCAATTACAGCAAAGTCGATTAAGTCAAAAGTGGTCAAGCAGATGAAAGACTTGGGAACTTATCGTAAAGAGTTCGAAATGATCATTGACATTTTTGCAGGTATGTTATACCAGTATCAGAAACTTGCTCAAGATTATGCTGATATGGGTTATCCAGTAACAGACACCTACGTCAATAAGGCTGGTGCTGAAAATGAGCGCAAAGTTCCAATCTTGACAGCGATGGAAATTTTGAGGAAAGACATACTCAGCTACTCTAATCAGTTGATGATGAATCCTAAGTCGCTCGGTGAGGTAGTAGAACAAGAGGGTGAGTCAGTTCTTACTGAGGTACTGAAGTTCAAGAACGAAATCAAGAAGAAGCGAGTGACTGGCAATGGGTAATCTTGATAAAGCTAAAGAATACGCTCAACACGTCTTAACTCACCGAGAAGAACATTGCGAAGAAAACATCCTTGCTGCTGAACGTTTTTTCCGTGATTTAGAAAATCCAACCTTTGAGATGGATGAGGATATGGTGGATTTTGTTATTCACTTTATCGAGAACGTGATAGTTCATCAGCAGGGCGATGATATGTTTGCGGTATCTATCCGTAACAAGCCATTGCTTTTGCAACCGTGGCAACATTTCGTTGTAGTTAATCTGTTTGGTTTTTACTACAAGGGTACGAATGAGCGCAGGTTCAAAGAAGCGCTTATCATGCTTGCTCGGAAGAATGGGAAGACCTCGTTTACTGCTGCAATCGCACTTGCTTATCAGATATTAGATACAGATAGCGGTTCCAAATGCTATATCGTTGCTAACTCAGTCAAGCAAGCGATGGAAGCTTTTGGTTTTTTTAGATTCAACGTTGAACGCTGGAACGATAAGAACATTCGTATCAAGGATAATAACCAAGAACACTCTATCACCGCCAATTTTGGTGATGAAGGTTCTTTCTTTATCCAGGCTTTAGCGAATGATGAGAGCCGTCTGGACTCTTTGAACGGAAATGTTATCATCTTGGACGAAGCTCACACAATGAGGAACAGTAAGAAACATGGTCTTATGAAAAAAACAATGTCAGCATACAGAAACAGTATGCTTTTTGTTATCTCAACGGCTGGGGATATTCCTACCGGGTTCCTTGCTAACCGTCTGAAATACTGTCAAAAGGTGCTCAAGCAATTAGTCACTGATGATTCATTTTTCATCTTCATCTGCAAGGCTAATCAATCTGCTGATGGGGACGTGGTGAACTATCTGGACGAGAATATCCTCAAGATGGCTAATCCGTCATGGGGTGTCACGGTTTCGCTCAAGGCTCTCAAGGAAGAAGCAGAGCAGGCTATGAATGATCCTCAGACAAGAAATGAGTTTTTCAATAAGACCTTGAATATCTTCACTAACTCTATGAACGCTTATTTTAATCCTGATGAGTTTATTGCGTCGGATAGTTGCTACGATTGGAGTTTAGAAGAGCTGGCACGTTTGCCTATTCGTTGGTATGGTGGTGCGGACTTGTCAAGATTGCACGACTTAACAGCTGCTGCTCTTTATGGTGTCTATCATGACGGTGAGAAAGACGTTGATATCTGTATCACACATGCTTTCTTCCCTCGGATTAATGCTCAGAAAAAAGCTAATGATGACGGGATTCCACTCTTTGGGTGGCAGTCTGACGGTTGGTTGACGATGAGCAACACTCCGACCGTCCTCTATGATGATATCGTCAAATGGTTCATCAAGATGAGGGAGAAAGGGTTCAAGATTGCTGCTGTCGGAATGGATAGGAAGTTTGGCCGTGAGTTCTTGACGAAGATGAAACAAGCTCGGTTCAAGATGATTGACCAACCTCAGCTTTTTTATCTGAAATCAGAGGGATTCAGACGGATTGAGTTTAAAGTTAAGAATAAAGAATTTTACTATCTTCATTCTGATGCTTACGAATACTGTGTGAGCAATGTTAGAGCAATTGAAAAGGTGGACGATGCTGTGCAATATGAGAAATTAGATGGAGACGGTGGGACTGCAAGGATTGACTTGTTTGATGCCAGCGTCTTTGCTTGTATACAGGCTCTTGCTAATCTTGGCAAGGGTGGTGATGTGATGAGATTCTTTGATTAGGTGAATTATGAATGAAATAGTATTATCAGAACATGAAATTAACTTGCTGATCAACAAAGGGCGAGTTAAAGTAATTTTAAACGGGGAAGTAGTAACTATTCGTCAAAGACATATGAAAAATTTGATGGCTGAAACAGTAAAATGGGAAAAACAGGTAATTGATGTCAGTCAGAATATCGTAAGAAATAAACACTTTGATTCACTTTTTCAAAATACTTTTCGTTAGAAAGGAGGTGAGGAAACATGGGTATTTTTGAAAAGTTTTGGAAACGAAACAAGCCAAGTAAGTCAATCAACATGCTGAGTCATTCAGATTTAGGGTTGTCAAACCTGATGGACTCGTATGTACCTTTGGCCAGAAATCCAGATGTGGTGACAGCGGTTAATAAGATTGCTGATTTGGTCTCTAATATGACCATCCATCTGATGGAAAACACGGATAAAGGTGATATCAGAATTCGTGACGGACTTGCTAGAAAGATTGACATTAATCCGTGTGAACACATGACAAGGAAGTCATGGATTTTCAAGATTGTGCGCGATTTGCTTTTATATGGCGATGGGAACTCTGTCCTACATGTGGAATATGAACCTGTTACGGATTATATTTCTAATCTAAGACCATTTCCGATGAGAGAGGTTTCATTCCAAACAGATAAGGATTCCTATGTAATCTCATTTAGGGGTGAAGAATATTCCCCTGATGAAGTAGTCCACTTCGTCATCAATCCAGATCCAGATATTCCATACATTGGTACTGGTTTTAGGGTGACGTTGACAGATGTGGTTCAAAGTTTGAACATGGCTACCAAGACTAAAAAAAGCTTTATGAACGGGAAGAATATTCCTAGTCTTATCGTTAAAGTAGACTCGTCTAGTGCTGAACTAGATTCGGAGCAAGGGCGTGAGCGTATCGCTGAGAAGTATTTGAGTACTAGCAGGGTTGGCGCTCCATGGATTGTTCCAGAGGCATTGCTGGACATTCAGCAGGTAAAACCGCTTAGTCTAACGGACATCGCTTTAAACGAGTCTGTGGAATTGGATAAAAGAACAGTTGCAGGTTTATTAGGAGTACCTGCTTTTATTTTGGGTGTAGGAGAGTTCAACAAGACAGAGTATAACAACTTTGTAAATACGACTGTCATGAGTATTGCTACCACTATTACTCAAACACTAACCAGGGACTTACTTTTGTCTAGCAATCGTTACTTCAAGCTAAATCCTCGTTCACTCTTCTCTTACAACATTACGGAGTTGTCTGCTGTTGCTCAACAAATGGCAAACAGTGCTGCAATGCGTCGTAATGAGTGGAGGGATTGGCTAGGGATGGCTCCTGATCCTGAGATGGAAGAGTTGATTGTTCTTGAAAACTTTCTCCCTCAGGAGAAACTAGGAGATCAAAATAAACTGAAGGGAGGTGAGGAAGAGAATGCAAAAGCGAAATAGCTATCGTGCCACTCAATTTCAAACGAGAGAAGAAGAATCTGGAGACTTGGTGTTGAGTGGCTATTTTATAAAATTTGATGAAGAGACGGAGTTGTGGCGTGGTTATCATGAAGTAATCAAGCGTGCTGGTGTTGAGAAAGCTGTCACAGACGCTGATATCAGAGCTTTATTTAACCATGATGATAGCCTTGTTCTCGGTCGAACAGGTAACGGAACTCTGACACTGGGTGTTGATGATGTTGGTCTTTTTGGAGATATCATCATTAACAAGGATGATCCTCAAGCTGTTGGGGCCTATGCCCGTGTCCAGCGTGGAGATGTTATAGGGTGTAGCTTTGGCTTTATCCCGGTAAAAATCGAAACGGAAGAACGTGAAGATGGTTCGTATTTGGACACTGTCTTAGAGCTAGAAATCTTTGAAGTGAGTCCATGTACTTTCCCAGCCTATCCACAAACGGAAATTGCTGCACGACAAAAAGACTTCGAAAGTCAGAAGCGTGCTAATCGTGAAGCGCTAGACAAGCGCAAGAAAGAAATTAAGGAGAAATTTAATCTATGAACAAATTATTGATTTTGGGCGCTCGTATGCGCAACAAAGCAGACAAAGTTGTAGAGCTTGAAGAATCAATCAAAGAATTGAACAAGCGTTCTGAACTTGAAGCTAAGAAATTGGAACAAGCTGGAACTGACGAAGAAGTTTCAGCAGTTGAAAAGAACCTTGAAGACATCCAAAAAGAATCGGATGAAAAGGAAGCAGAAAAAGAACAACTTGAAAAAGAAATCGAAGATTTGAAAAATCAAGTTGAAGAACTAAATCGTAAAGCACCGACTTACCCAAGTCAAGAAAAACGTGGAGGACAGAAATTGGAACAACGTGACGCAATCGCTAAATACATTCGTACTGGTCAAACTCGTGACATTGTAGGCTTGAAAACTACTGATTCAGGAAGCGCAGCTTTAATCCCTACTGAAGTTTTGAAACCTCATTTTGTTAATAAAACACGTAATCCACTTTTGGATCTTGTGGAACGTGTGAAAGTTAATAGTGGATCTGGTAAATATCCAGTTATCAAGAAAACGGATGGTGTAATGGTTTCAACAGATGAATTGAAATCAAATCCAGAACTCGGAAAACCAGCAATCAGCGAGATTGATTATTCAATCAAGACTTACCGTGGATATGTCCCTGTGTCACAAGAAATGATTGACGACGCAGACTATGACATCATGTCCATTGTTGAAGACGAAGTGTTCAATCAAGGTGAAAACACTGAATTGTCATTAGTTACAGCTGTCCTCAAAACAGCTACCCAAGCAGATGCGGCTGGATTTGATGGTATTAAAGATATCTACAACAAGAAGCTTAAATCAATTTATAAAGCAAGCATCGTTGTAACTAAGTCAATGTTTGCTGCGCTTGACAAGGTGAAGGACAAAGATGGGCGCTACATGCTTCAAACTGATGTGGCTTCACCTACTGGCTATTCATTTGGTGGGAAAACAATCTACAAAGTAGATGACACAGTGTTTGGAAACGAAGGAGATATGAAATTCTTCATCGGAGATGTTACTGAGTTCGTCAAAGAGTTTGACCGTTCTCAAGTATCCGTTAAATGGGTGAACAATGACATTTACGGACAATTGCTTGGGCTTTTTATCCGTTTGGATATTAAGAAAGCAGATGAAGAAGCTGGATTCTTCGGAACATATACTGATGTTGTAGCTTAAGGAGGTAGCGTATGAGCTATAAAGTAATCCGTCCTTTCAAGGACTTGGCTGATCCTGAAAATCATGACTACGCTGTTGGCGATATCTTTCCTCGTGAGGGATATGAGCCAACAGATAGCTTTACCAATGGCCTTTTGACTGGCGCTAACACTGCTGGCTCTATCTTCCTTGAGGTTTTGGGAGATGATGAACCTAAGAAACCAGCGCCTGAAACAAAAGAAGTGAAGGAAGAGCCCGCAGTTGAGCAGGAAGAAACAGTTGAGGAAACTGCTGAAGAGTCTGCTGAGGAAGTTGAGGAATAGACATGGACCAAGGTCAGCTTTTAGAGTTGCTGAAGCTTAAGTTGGGTATTTCAACCGACTTGAGAGACAAGCCGTTAAAAAAAATCATTTCAAGTGTCATCACTGAATTGACCGATAATCTCGGTATCGAGCTTGTTGGTGAGCGTGCTGACCATGAAATGTTTATCGTTGACTATGCCGCTTATCGTTATGAGGGTGGGGTGGATATGCCACGTCACCTTCAGTGGCGACTGCATAATTTACAGATAGCATCAAAGAAAGAGGTCAAGAATGTGGAATCATGAAATCACACTGATCTCCAAGAAAGTAACAGGTAAGGATAAGTTACTACAACCAATCTCTGAAGATGTTGAAGTTACTCTCTTATGTCGCAAAAAGAGGGTCACTCGCTCTGAATTTTATCAGGCGAATCAGGTAGGGCTTAAACCGAGCTTGGTCGTTGAGATTCGAAATTTTGAGTATGAGAATCAAGAGCTTGCGAAGTTCGAAGGCAAGCAATATCATATCTTGAAAACCTATCCTATTGATTCTGAAATTTTAGAGTTGACTTTGTCAGAGGTGTTGAAATGAGTAATGACCTTGCTGATTTGATAGCGAAAGAGCTTGCAGCTTACTCTGATGAGGTTACTGAAGAAGTGGATAAGATTGCAGAGCAAGTGGCTGATGAGACTGTGGATGAGTTGAAAGAGACAAGTCCGAAACGGTACGGAAAGTATCGTAGAAGTTGGAAAAAGAAGAAGTTGGCCAATGGCTCTTTTGTTGTGTTCAACGCAGTTGCAAGTCTTACTCACATACTTGAAAACGGGCACCTTTCAAGAAATGGTGGTCGTGTCGCTGGTATCGTCCACATCAAGCCAGCTGAAGAAAAAGCAATTCAGAACTTTGAGAAGCGAATCAAGGAGATTGGGAAATGAAGCTATCAGACTTTGCTGCTATTTTGGAACAGGCAAACTTGCCTGTCACTTATCGAGCGTTTAAAATTGGAAACGCTCCTGACCTACCTTATCTGGTCTATTATGAATCAAGTCCAGTCATCAATTCAGCTGACAACACGGTTAATCATCAGATTAAGAGCGTGACAGTTGAGCTGGCTTTTGAGAGTAAGGATGAAGATTTGGAAGAACGTCTGGAAGAGCTGTGGGCAAACCACAAGCTCTTTTTTGAAGTTCAAGAAGAAACATTTATCGAGACTGAAAGACTCTATGTCAAGTCTTACACAGTCTATCTATACTAAGGAGGAATGACATGACTCAAGAAAATAAAGTAACCTTTGGCCTAGAAAATGTACATATCGCACCTATCAAGACACTTGCAGCAGATGGAGTTATCACTTACGGCGATGTTTTTCGTTTTCCTGGAGCAATAGAGCTGATACTTGATACTAAAGGGGAAACAACCCCTATCAAAGCAGACAACAAGGATTACCATTTCATGAATTCAAACGAAGGATATGAGGGTAAACTTAAAATCCCACACATCATTGATGAATTTGCGACAAAAATTCTTGGTGAAATCAAGGACCCTCAAACTGGTGTTATGACTGAAAAAGCAGATGCGAGCTTGACAGAGTTCGCAATGATGTTCCAGTTTGAAGGCGACAAAAACAAGACTCGCTATGTGATGTACTACTGTTTTGCCAGTCGCCCATCTCTTGGCTCAAAAACTAAGAACGGGACATCAACCAACGAACGTGAACTTAGTTTCAAAGCTAGCCCGCGTCCATTGGATACAGTTGTCAAGCGTTCTATCACATCAGCTGATGACAAGGATGCGTATGACAACTGGTTCAAGAAAGTGTATGAACCTACTGCAGTTGCAGCTTAAGGAGAAGATCTATGCGTAAAATCGTTTTGGTTGGTGATCAGGAGTATGAGTTGGGGACCAACGGCTATACTCCTATTGCTTACAAGCAACAATTTGGAAAAGATTATTTTCAAGATTTGTTCTCGATGTTGAAAAATCAATCATTCATGAATGAATTGAACAAGTTGGAAACCGACAAGGAATTGACAGCGACTAATATTGATATTTCGATGCTGTCAGATTTTGATATGACATTTTTCAACCGTCTTTTTTGGACCTTTGCTAAATCTGCAAATCCTCACATCAAGCCTTATGAACAATTCTTCATGGAAATGGAAATCTTCCCGATTCAGGAAGTTGGACCTGTGCTGATGGAAATGCTAAATGCGAGCATGACGACAAAAAAGCACCAGATGAGTCAGAATCAGCTAGCGAAGAAATCTTCACAGTAGAATCCTATCTATCTTGCTGTAAAGAAACTGGTCTGTCTATCGATGATTTAAAGCACATCTCAATCGGAATGGCTCTGGATTATCAGACGGATTATGTGAATTTACGGAGTGAGGATAAGGGTGGCGAACGGAAAGCCACGCAAGCTGATTTTGACAGTTTTTAAAGAAAAAATGAGTGCTGAGAGAGTGATTCTGAGGTCAAGTTCCTTGCCCTGACTGCATTATCAGTCGTAGAAGTTCTCTCAGCGCTTTTCTATTTTTTGAGAAAGGAGGAAATATGGCAGGAAATATCAAAGGTATCAAAATTGAAATCGATGGCGACACGCAACCCTTGCAGAAGGCGCTGAAAAATGTCAATAAGGCCGCTACTGATGCAAGTCAGGAGTTGAGACAGATTGACAAGGCCTTGAAATTTGATACAGGGAACGTAACGCTCCTGACTCAGAAACAAGAGGTCTTACAAAAGCAAGTTTCGACGACCAAGGAGAAACTGGAAACCTTGAGACAAGCTCAGTCTCAGGTGGAACAGCAGTTCAAAAATGGTGATATCGGTGCTGATCAGTACCGTGCCTTTCAACGTGAAGTCGAAGTTACTCAAAACGTCCTAAAAGGATATGAGGGTAAGCTTGCAAATGTGAACCAGGCGCTTGCTGAGAATGGGAATGCAACTAAAAGCAACCAAACGCAACTGAAAGAATTGCAGAATGAACAGAGTCAACTTGCTTCAGAGATGACTAAGGTGACAAGCTCATTCAAACTGCAAGAAAGTGCTTTAGGTTCAAATGCTAGCGAAGCTGAGAGAAATGCTCTTGCTCAGAAAAAGATTGGTGCCCAGTCTGAGATTGTAAGTAAACAGATTTCAAATCTAGAACAGCAATTGGAAATCACTAAAAAAGAATTTGGTGAGAACTCCACACAAGCCAACAAGATGGAAGCTGAGCTAAATCAGGCTAAGACTGCTTTTAATCATCTCAATGATGAGATGAAGGGAACAAAGTCTGCTGCTGATAGCACTCAAGAAAGTTTAAGTGAAATCTCAAGAAATTTAAGAGCAGAACTACTTCAACAGTTTAGTGAGAAGTTGAGTGCTATTTCAGAAAAGCTTGTGGAAGTAGGAAAAGAAGCGTTAGAAGCAGCTGCTCAAATGCAAGCTAGTAATGCTCAATTTACTACCGTTTTCGGAGATATGGAAACCCAAGCAAGAGAAGCGTTGAATGCTATTGGTCAGGAAATGGATATTGTCCCAGAGCGATTGCAAGGATCATTCACTCAGATGGCTTCATTTGCCAAAACTTCAGGATTGGCTACAGCAGAAGCTTTGGATCTTACTTCTCGTGCAACTAGGGCAGCAGCAGACGGTGCAGCCTTCTATGACAAATCTATTGAGAGCGTGACAGAGAGCTTACAATCTTTTTTGAAGGGAAACTTTGCTAACGATGCGGCTCTTGGCATTTCTGCAACAGAAACGACCAGGAATGCCGCTGCAAATAAATTGTACGGAAAGTCATTCAAGGACTTGAGCGAAGCGCAGAAGCAATTGACCTTGCTTCAGATGGTCGAAGACGGAAATAAACTCTCAGGAGCTCTTGGACAGGCTGCAAGAGAATCAGACGGCCTAGAAAACGTGATGGGGAATCTGAAACAAGCTGGGACCAATGCATTATCTGCTATTGGTCAACCTCTTCTAGAAATGATGATTCCTGTTTTTCAAACCTTGGCAACGATTGTGAAAGGTGTAGCTGAGCTGTTCAGTTCCTTACCTGCTCCAGTAAAAGATTTTGTTGTTATTTTAGGAACAGTTGTGACTGCTGTAGGGGTCATAGCCCCCATATTCTTATCGTTGCAAGCCCTTGCTGAGTTTTTAAAAATATCTATTGGAGAAATGATAATTGCAGCATTGCCAATTATTGGAACAGCTATTGCAATTGCTGCTGCAGTTGCTGCAATTATTGTTATTGTAAAATATCTCTGGGAAACTAACGAAGGTTTTCGAGATGCGGTCACGACCGTTTGGAATGCGATTCTTGAAGTTATCAATGCAGTCGTATCAGAAATTTCTAATTTTGTCATGAGTATCTTTGGAACGGTTGTTGCTTGGTGGACGGAGAACCAGGAACTTATTCGAGCAAGTGCTGAGACTGTCTGGAATGCTATCTATACGGTTATAAGCACAATTCTGGAAATTTTAGGTCCACTCATTCAAGCTGGTTGGGATAATATCCAACTTGTCATTACAACAGCTTGGGAAATCATCAAGACTGTTGTTGAGACTGCAATAAACGTTGTCCTTGGTATCATTCAAGCAGTTATGCAGATCATCAATGGTGATTGGTCAGGCGCTTGGGAAACTATTAAAGGGGTATTCTCTACTGTATGGCAAGCTATCCAAAGCATTGTCCAGACCATTTTTTCAGCTATCCAGAGCTACATTTCAAATGTTCTCAATGGTATTTCAGGAACTGTATCAAATATCTGGAACGGCATCAAGGATACTGTATCAAATGTGTTAAATGCTATATCTAGTACTGTATCAAGTGTTTGGGAAGGTATCAAGAGTACCATTTCAAGTGCTATCAATGGTGCAAGGGATGCTGTTTCTTCAGCTATTGAAGCCATCAAAGGATTGTTTAACTTCAACATCAGCTGGCCACACATCCCACTACCTCACTTTTATGTGAGTGGTTCGGCCAATCCATTAGATTGGTTGACTCAAGGTGTTCCAAGTATTGGAATTGAATGGTATGCCAAAGGCGGTATCATGACAAAACCAACCATCTTTGGAATGAATGGTAATAACATAATGGTTGGTGGTGAAGCTGGGAATGAAGCAGTATTGCCACTTAACGACAAAACGCTTGGAGCCATCGGTCGAGGTATCGCTCAAACTATGGGTGGAACTTCACCAACCATCAACATTACTATTACTGGTAACACCGTCAGAGAAGAAGCTGACATCAGTCGGATTGCTGATGAGGTGGCTCAGCGTATTGCTGACGAATTACAACGTAGGAGACAATTGAGAGGAGGGTTTGCATGATAAAGCATAATGAGCTTGTGATTGACGGTGTGAGGACATCGTCTTTTCCATTTAAGATCATTGTCCATGACTCTCCTTCAATCGCTCTAGGAGAGAGCAAGACAGCTCTCTTGGAGCATGGTGGTGTCAGTGGGGCAATTGTTCAGACGAACAAGCACAGGGAACTGGTCAAGAAATCTTATACGATTTACTTAGTCAAACCGACTGAGGAGCAGATGAACCAATTTATGAGTCTGTTTATCCGTGAGAAGTTCTGGTTAGAGAGCGAGCGAGTCAAAACAACTCGTCTCTGGTGCTATAAGGTCAATGTGACTGACCTTGAAGAAGTACAACCTGGTCTTTACATGACCCAAGCGACCTTCACTTGCCATCCTACAAAATACTTCAAAGCAACTGATACTCAGAGATTGACAAGAAGCGGGACTCTGAATGTGCAAGGTTCTGCTCTTGCTTTTCCTAAAATCACAATCGTTGGTCAGAGCGCTGTTGAGACTTCATTTACAATCGCTGGTCAGGTCATTAGGCTTGAAAAACTCTCAGAATCGCTTGTGATGGTTAATAATCCTGACAATCCTAGCTTTAAAACGACAACAGGGAAGCCAGTGAAATGGTCAGGGGATTTTATCACAGTTGATCCAGCGAAAGTTAAGAATATTGGGGTTGTTTTAGGCCCAGGTATTCAATCGATTGAAATCGAAACGGTTTGGGGGTGGGCATAATTGCTTTATCTACTTAATAAAGATGTAAGAACCGTTCGATGGAACGGGGAGCCACTTCATGAAGCGACTTCGGCGATTGTGAAAGAAACTATGAATGGCGATTTTACCTTGACTGTGAAATATCCTATTTCTGATTCTGGTATTTACCAGCTCATCCAAGAAGATATGCTGATAAAGGCTCCGACTCCTGTCTTAGGAGCGCAGCTATTTCGTATCAAGAAACCTGTTGAGCACAATGACCATCTGGAAATCACAGCCTATCACATTTCAGATGATGTGATGCAACGATCTATCACACAAATGAGTGTGACTAGTCAGAGTTGTGGCATGGCTCTTTCTCGCATGGTACAAAACACCAAAACGGCTCTTGGAGACTTCTCATTCAACAGTGATATCCAGGACCGTAGGACATTCAACACGACTGAGACAGAAACCCTGTACTCTGTATTGCTGGACGGCAAGCATAGTATCGCCGGAACGTGGGAAGGCGAGCTGGTGCGTGATAACTTTGCGATGACTGTAAAGAAGAGTCGTGGTGAGAATCGTGGTGTTGTTATTACAACACATAAGAATCTGAAGGACTACCAACGAACCAAAAACAGTCAAAATGTTGTTACAAGGATTCATGCTCGATCCACATTTAAGCCTGAAGGTGCTGAAAAGGAAACAACTATCAGAGTGACTGTTGATAGTCCTCTTATTAATTCTTATCCTTATATAAACGAAAAAGAGTATGAGAACAACAACGCAAAATCCGTTGAAGAGTTGCAGAAGTGGGCACAGTCTAAGTTCTCAAATGAGGGAATTGACAAGGTCTCTGATGCTATCAAAATTGAAGCTTATGAACTTGATGGGCAAGTGGTCCATATGGGCGACACGGTCAATCTCAAGAGCTGGAAACATAATGTCGATGCATTCAAGAAAGCTATTGCTTATGAGTTCGATGCCTTAAAAGAAGAATACATCTCTCTGACTTTCGATGATAAGGCAGGTATTGGTGGTTCTAGAGCTTCTGGTGGCCTATCTAGCGCAGCCGATGCAATTCTTGGAGTGACAGAATCTGCACAAGAAATCGCCCTTGAAAAGGCTCTTCAAAATGCTGACTTAGACTTTGATCATAAGGCTGGATTGCTTAGACAGGAAATTTCTGACGATATTGAACTGGCCAAAGCCAGAGCTGAAGAAGTCAAGAGAGAACTGTCTGACACTATCAATCAGCG